CAATCGCTGCTGCTCCGGCGGAATGGCGTGGACCTCGAGGGCGGAGGTGGCCTAATCGAAGACCTCCTGCGCATCTACGGAACGCGGGACGGCTTCTCCGGCAAGCCGCCGCCAACGCTGAAAACGAACACCGACCGCATCATCACCTTCGGCAGCTGCACCAACATCGGCGACGAGCAGAAGTACCAAGGCCGAGCGCGCGATCTTCTCGGTCTCGACGAGGCCACACAGTTCGCTGAAACCCAAGTCCGCTTCCTGATGGGGTGGGTGCGAACCGTTCACGAGGGACAACAGACACGAGCTGTCTTGGCCACCAATCCGCCGATGTCGTCAGAGGGCGACTGGATCATCGGGATGTTCCGGCCTTGGCTCGATCCAACACACGAGAACCCAGCGCAGCACGGCGAGCTGCGGTGGTTCATCACAGTCCGCGAGGGCTACGGCACCATGGACATCGAGGTCGATGGGCCAGAGGCGGTGCAGCGCGATGGCGAAGACCTGATCCCATCAAGCCGCACATTCATCCCGGCCAAGCTCGCCGACAACCCGTTTATCATCACAAGGGACTACCAGAAGCAGCTCGACGCCCTGCCAGAGCCATATCGATCATCAGCCCGCGACGGCAACTTCATGGCCGCACGGGTGGACAATGCCTTCCAAGTGATCCCAACGCAGTGGATCAGGGAGGCACAGGCCCGATGGAAGCTGCAGGCAGAGGAGCGGGGCTACAACGAGCCACCAGAACACGCGCCGATGTCGGCAATGGCGGTGGACATCGCACAGGGCGGCGCTGACCAGACGATCATAAGCATCCGCTACGATGCATGGTTTCAAGACTTCCACTGCGTTCCCGGCGAGGAGACGCCAACAGGGAACGAGGTCGCAGGCCTGATCATTTCAAAGCGCCAAGCTCAGTGCCCGGTCATCCTCGACATGGGTGGAGGCTACGGTGGGGCAACTCTGATGCGACTTACCGACAACGCGGTCGACCCCATCGTCAAGCACAAGGGGGCCGAGGGCTCCAATCGCCGCACAGCAGACAAGACGCTGGGCTTCTTCAATAAGCGGGCCGAGGTTTACTGGCGACTGCGTGAGGCGCTTGATCCGGGTCAGGACGGAGGCAGTAAAATAGCTCTGCCAGACGACCCAGAAATGACGGCAGACCTGACCTCTCTGGAGTACGAAATTACAGCCCAAGGCATCAAGGTCACGCCGAAAGACAGGCTGATAAAGAAGCTGGGCCGCTCGCCAGACAAGGGTGACGCGATCTCAATGGCAAACGCCAACGGGCCAAGGCTAATGACCCACGGAAACCAGTGGCGCGACTACACCAAGACGCACGGATCGAGGGGCAGCGCATCGGTCAATGTCGTCCAATCCCGCATGGCTGCAAGGAGAACGAGATCGTGAAGAAAAAAGAGATGCTCAACAAGCTCAAGGCTTTCGGCGTGAAGGTCAAAGGGCCAGTCACCATTGGCGAGGCCAAGGAAATGCTTGCAGCGGTTCGGACAGATACGTCCAAGCCCGGTCACAACATCGGCAAGACGGACATCACGTCAGCCATAGGAGCGAAGCAGCCATGAGCGAAGACCTGCAGATCGCCTCCTACGTCGGGGGGATTTTCAGCGCAGGCGGCGAGCCACCTCTGTTTCTAAATGACCCACCACCCATGCAGATTGCCAAGCTGCAAGACACTTGGCGCAAATATTACAACCCACAAACTGGAGAACCAACCTAATGGGAAGCCTATTCAAAACCCCGCCAGCACCCACGGTCAAAGCCCCGGCGCCAATGGCGCAGGAAAGCCAGCTGAAAAAAGCAGCGCGGCGCAAGATGGAAAGCGAAAGCGCCTCCGGCGGCAAGAGTTCCACGCTGCTGTCGTCCGGCGGTCGTGAGACCCTCGGCGCGTAATGATTGAAGGTCACGGAGGCGGTTAGATGCACCAAGACGCAAAGTCCCTGAAGGGGCGCGGAGACCAGCTGTTCTCTGCAAAAGCTCCGCTCGACAGCCGCAACCAAGAATTGGCCGACCACTTCTACCCGGAGCGTGCGGACTTCACAGTTCGTCGCGACATCGGCACCGATTGGGCTGAGCACCTGATGACCGGCTACCCGGCAAAGATCAGGCGCGATCTCGGCAACGCTCTGGGCTCTATGCTGCGACCGCGCGCCAAAAACTGGTTCAACGTCGGTATTCGCAACAGAGACAATCTCGATCACGAGGCCAAGGCGTGGCTGCAGTGGGCAACCAAGCTCCAGCACAACGCGATGTACGACCCCAAAAGCCGCTTCACGACAGCCGTCAAACAGGGCGACCACGACTTCGCTACGTTCGGCGGCGCTTGCATCTCGGTGGAGGTAAACAAAGCCGACGAGCACCTGCTCTATCGGTGCTGGCACCTGCGCGATGTCGCGTGGGCAGAAGACGCCTACGGTCAGGTCGGTGAAATCCACCGCAACTGGAAGCCGACAATTGCCGAGCTCTGCCAATACTTCCCAAAGACGGTCCATCCCAAGGTGAAAGCGCGCAAGGACAAGGAGCCGTTTGCCTGCGTAAATGTCCGCCACATCGTGGTGAAGTCCGAGGAGTACATGAGCCCGACGGGCAAGGCCGCTCGCCAGCCGTGGACTTCGCTGTGGATCGATGTCGAGAACGACCACATCCTTTTGGAAACGCCAAGCTGGACACGCATCTACGTCCTGCCTCGGTGGGCCACGATCTCCGGCTCGCAATACGCATATTCACCAGCAGCTCTCATTGCTCTGCCCGATGCTCGCCTTATCCAAGCCATGACCCTGACGTTGCTGGATGCCGGTGAGCGTGCGGCTAACCCTCCCATGGTCGGTGTGGCAGAAGCAATCCGAGGCGACCTTGCACTCTACGCAGGCGGCTTCACAGCCGTCGATGCAGAGTACGACGAGCGCCTCGGAGAAGTCCTTCGCCCCATCACCAACGATGCGCGCGGACTGCCATTCGCCACTGAAATGATCGACCGCACCGGCACGATGATCAACGACGCCTTCTTCCTCAACCAGATCACAATGCCGCCCCACGGTGGTGGCCCAGACATGACGGCATACGAAGTCGGCCAGCGCGTGCAGGAGTACATCCGAAACGCCCTGCCGCTCTTCGAGCCGATGGAAGACGAGTACAACGGACAGCTGTGCGAGATGACCTTCGAGCTGCTGATGCGCGAGGGCGCATTTCAGGCGGCTGACCAGATCCCAGAAAGCATCCAAGGCATGGACATTTCATACGAGTTTGAGAGCCCTCTTCGCGAGATGCTGGACCGTCAGAAGGGCCAGACATTCTTGGAAGCCAAGGGGCTCATCACAGAGGCGGCGCAGATCGACCCAAGCGCGATGCATGTCATGGACTTCAGAGCGACCCTGCGCGACGTGCTCGGCGGCATCTCCACACCGGAGAAGTGGCTGCGCGGCGAGGCCGAAGAGGAAGCCCTCATCGAGGCAGATCAGCAGCGCGCAGCGCAGGCCGATCAAATGCAACAGCTGCAACAGGGAGGCGAGGCCGCTGCCAAACTCAGCCAAGCCGCCCAGAACTTCGCGCCGGTTGAGTAAACGACAATGGGGGACAGATGTCGGAACGTATCAAGGACAAGCCTGCGTGGCTCACCAACCCGCGCAAGCCAGCGTGGGTGCCACCACCCTATTCTTCGGAGGACATCCACGCACTGAAGGCTGTGTGGGCCGGTGAGGCCAACGCAGGAGAACAACGGCAGGCGCTCGAGTGGATCATCATCCATGCCTGCCAATACGGAGAGCTCTCCTATAGATCGGAGAAGGACGGCGGCGCTCAAGAGACAGCGTTTGCACAAGGCCGCTGGTTCGCTGGCCAGCAGATACAGAAACTGATCGGGCTGGATGCGCGCCTGATCGCCAAGCTAAGGGAAGACGAAAATGCCGGAAACACTAACACCCCAAGAAGCGGAGGGAACGCCCCAGCAGGCTCCCGCCTCACAGACCCCGACAAGCACGCCAGAAGCGGCTCCTAGTCCCGGCACACTGGCCGAGGGCGCAGGGCTCGAAAGCACGCCCGCAGGTGGCGGCGACACAGACTGGCGATCAGTGCTTGCTGGCGAGGACAAGGACAGCCTAGCGGCTCTCTCACGCTTCAAAAGCAGCAATGACTTTCTCAAGACATTCAACGAGGCACAGGCAACCATCCGATCCGGCGCGCACAAGCAGGCCGGAACACTGGGCGAAAACCCAACTGAGGATGAGGTCGCCACCTACCGCAAGGAGAACGGCATCCCCGACGATCCGAAGGGATACCTCGAGGGATTGCCAGACGGTCTGGTGTTCGGGGAGCAGGACGAGGGCATCCTCAACAGCTTCCTCGAGCGCAGCCACGCCAGCAATACGCCACCTTCGGAAGTGCAGAAGACACTGGACTGGTACGCGAACGAGCTGGTGCCACAGCAGCAGGAAGCTCAGCAGGAAGCTGACAAAGCCTACCGCGCCAATACTACGGAGGCCCTGCGCGAAGACTGGGGCTCTGACTTCAAGGCAAACCTCAACTCGGGGCTCAACTTCCTCAAGTCTACAGCGCCAACGCTGCCAGACGGAAGCAGCTCCGCCGACCTGATCCTGAGCGCCAGACTGGGCGATGGATCGCTGGCCGGTGATAACCCCGCATTTCTCCAGTGGCTGGCAGGCATTGCTAACGAGGCAAACCCTGCCGGGTTCATTGCACCGGGCTCCGGCCTGTCGCAGGAGGCCAGCGTCACCAACGAGATCGCAGAGATTGAAGGCCTGATGAGGACCGACCCGCAGGCCTACTTCACGGACAACGCAAAGCAAGAACGCTTGCGTTCACTTTACACGGCGCGCGAAAAGCTCGCCGGGTAACCGAGGCTAACCCGATCTGATCGGCCCCTCACACCCCGCAACCCCGTCAATCAATCGCCCCAGCAGACGAGCGGCCAACCCGTGTCACACGGCCCCGTAAATCAAGTCTGGCTAACCGAGCGAAAGGCTAAATCGAAAGCTCTTTTCAAGGAGTAAGAGCAATGGCAGAAACTGCCTTCCAGACGCAGTATCGCCAAGAGATGATTGCCGGTTTTGAACAAAACCAGTCTCTCTTGCGTGATGCGTGCACCACCGAAGCCGTGATCAAGGGGAACTCAGCTGTTTTCCTCGTCGGCGACAGTGGCGGGGCCACAGCCGTGACACGCGGCGTTAATGGTCTCATCCCGGGTCGGGCTGACAACCTGAACCAAAACACTGCTACTCTCGTCGAGTGGCACGACAAGCCCATCAAGACTGGCTTCAACATCTTCGCTTCGCAGGGCAACCAGCGCGCGTTGATGCAGAGGACTTGTATGTCTGTGATGAACCGTCAAATCGACGACGACGTCATCACCGAGCTGGCAACTGCTACCCAAACTCTGGGCGCAGCTACCACGTTCGATCTGGACTTGGCCGTTCATGGCAAAACAGTTCTTCAGAACAGCGATGTTCCGTTGGACAACAATATGTTTGCTCTGATCACGCCAGCTGCAGAAGCATACCTCCAGCAGGTAGCGGCCTTCACATCGGCAGATTACGTTGACATGCGCCCCCTTCCGGGTGGCGAAGGTTGGAATGATAAGCCGAAGGTCCGCGATTGGCTGGGCATCAAGTGGATCGTGCATCCAAACCTTCCCGGTAAGGGCACGTCATCCGAAACCTGCTTCATGTTCCACAAGTCCGCAATCGGACATGCTGCGAACACTGGCGGCTTGATGACTGCAGTGGGCTACGACGAGGAGGATGATTATTCCTTCGCTCGTTGCTCGTGTTTCATGGGCTCTGTTCTTATGCAAAACTCCGGTGTGGTGAAAGTTCTCCACGACGGTTCTGCATACGTCGCAAGCTAAGGGAGAGTATCAATGGCTTACGCTACAACTAACCCTCCACAGAAAGTGGCTGGCGGTATTGGGGGCGGTGTCTCCCTCTGGCTGTACAGCTCAGACGATGTCCACACGGACGTCGACGCTGCTAACTACTTCACTGATGGAGCTGCGCTTGGTCTGAAGGTCAATGACATTATGATTGTCAGCGACACCACGACCCCATTTGGCGCTACGAACCACACCGTGACGGTTGTCACGGCTGGTGGTGCTGCCTCAATCGGCGCAGCACTTCTCGCCTAAACATTAGGGCGGCTCCTCACGGGGTCGCCCTTTTGCACTTTCAACCCACCACAAGGAGCCACGCTCATGGCCACGAAAACAGAAAAGCCTGCCCCAGAAAAAGCACCACACGAGGTCGAAACAACGGAGGCTGACACCCTTTCCGGCGCTCACGACGAGCCCGAGATGGCGGTCGAGCCCATCGGCCACGCAAAGCAGCCCACGCGGCTGACATCGATGGAACACGCATCCATCACATGGCACCACGTCGCCGAGCCCGGAGAGCCAGCTGAAGCCTTCGCTGTCCCGGCAAGCTGGGCGCACGTTGCCAAGCAGATGCAGGTCGGCCACGAGATCGTCATCGTTGCCGCTGAAGGCACATGGCGCCTCCAGCTATATGTGCGCGACGTCGGACGCAACGAGGTGCTCACAGGCCTGATCGGCTACGTCGAGTTCGGCGCTGCGAG